GTATTAGTAGTTCCTGCAACTGCTGCTGTTCCACCTTTAGCTGCATTTCCGCCACCACCTGCACCACCACAACCACCAGTTCCACTTTGAGGCTCACATGCTCCACCACCTCCACCACCAGCGTATGATGTAGTAGATCCTGTAATTGCGTTTGGAGCTCCTGCTCCACCATCACCACCACTATGACTAGGTTGATTATCTTGTCCAACTGCTGTAGCTCCTCCACCACCACCTGCTCCACAATTACTTGGTGATCCACCAAATCCACCATTATTACCTTGAGGTGGACTTACTGGAGGTGTATTACCTGATCCTCCTGTTGCTGATGGCTCACTACCACCACCTCTACCACCACCACCTGATCCACCATCTCCTCCAGCTCTTGGAGTTGCTCCTGAACCTAAACCACCACCTGCTGATGTTATGGTTGAAAATACTGAATTTGACCCAGCGATACCATTATTTGATCCTGCTGGACCACCAGCACCGCCGCCTCCAACTGTTATTGCATAACTTCCTAATCCTAATCCTAGTGCTGAACCTTGTAATGGACTTGGTCCAAAACCTGATGCACGATAACCTCCTGCACCACCTCCTCCACCTCTACGGCCACCACCGCCACCACCACCAGCGACTACCATGTAATCTATTGTTGCTTCTCTCTTAGGCCATGTTCCTTCATCTAATGCATCTATAACATCACCTAATCGCCAAACACCTGACGCTTTATCTAATTCTTTTACTGATATGTGTCCAGAACCACCGCTACCACCTTGAGTAGAGTCTCCTCCACCGCCGCCTCCACCTCCACCACCAGTATTAGCAGTTCCACTTGTTGCATTTGAGCCATCTCCTGCTCCATTACCACCACCACCTTGTCCAGTGCCACCTGTTCCTGTAGCACCTCCTGGTGCTTCAGCTCCCCCGCCACCACCACCAGCTAATGTTCCTGAATTAGGTAATCCTGAAAAAATTGGAGAAAAATCTGTTCCTGATCCACCATTACCGCCTGTGCTTCCAGAAGCGTTAGCGCCAACGCTACCGATTCCTCCACCACCTCCGGCTCCACCACAAGGTATACCTTGACCACCATTATTTCCTTCAGGTGGACTAAAACAACCTGCATTACCTGTACCCCCTGAACCTCCACATCCAGATGAAAATTGTTGTGCTCCACCGCCAGATCCTCCTGGGCCACCTGATCTAGGTACACCTGCTCCAGTAGATAAACCTCCAAAGCCACCACCCGATGCTGAATATGTAACAGAACAAGCAACTAATGTTGAAGCAGTTCCTGCACATCCTCTTGTCCCAGATGTGCTTTTTCCAGCTCCACCTCCACCCACTGTTGCTGTTACACTTAATTTTGCATTTACTTCTAAATTTCTTACTCCACCTGCACCACCTCCTCCAGCTCCATTAGAAGATGAACCACCTCCTCCTGCTACTATTAAAGCTTGAACAACTCTTGTTCCTGATTGTAATGTTACATCTCCTGAGGATGTTTTGTTTGTGACAGTATCTTTACCTCTAGACGTTAAGTTTATTGGTCCTATTATTCCGCCATTTGCCATAGCCTATAGTACCTCCTACGCGTCGTCTAATTCTTCATAAGATACGAAAAAACTTAAATCATTTGCAGCTGACGCTGTAAATGCAAGTATATCTGTTTCGTCTAAGTATATTGGATTTTCTAAAAAACTTAATGTTGCATCTGCTGGAACTGATATTGTATTTGCAATTTTAACGTAGTTAGATCCATTATCCACACTAACTTCAATTGTAATATCAGCAGCATTTGATCCATCGATGTTTGCAACTAAAATTGTATTTACTTTAGCAACTTTATCAGCTGCTACATCAATAGCAGTTGTTCTATTTGTATCTGTTAGATTAGCAGTTGAATTTTTAGCATTAATTGTTGCTACGTTTACTATATTTGGTGTTGCCATATTATTCTCCTTTTATCCGAATACGATCGCCATTGCAATAGCTTTTCCGACTGATGCAAAATTAGCATTAGCATTAATATATGTTGTTAATCTTGAGGCAGCTACTTTTCTATTTGTACCACCTGCTCCATTATCTACTATAAATAAATCAGCATCTACGATAGCTTCTCCTATATCTGTCCCACCATCAATATCTAATGCAGCTAAACTAACTTTATTAGCTGTTGATATCGTATCTAATTTAGAATCTGCTATAGCTGCTGATGAATTAATATCTGCATTAACAATTACTCCAGATCCTATTGCGGCTGTACCACTTGATATTGTAATATCACCACTAATTTTACCCTCAATATATGTTTGAAGTCTAGATGCTGCCATTTTTCTATTTGTACCACCAGCACCATCATCAACTATTAATAAATCAGCGTCTGCTAATGCAGCACCTATATCTGTGCCGCCATCTATATCTAAATTAGCTATAGAAAAAGCACCAGCTGCAGCACCAACAAGAGTTTTAAAATCAGATGCAGGAGCAGTTTTCATAGTTCCACCGTCATTAACTACAACTCCATCAGAGTCAGCTATCGTTATAGAGCTACCAACTGAAGTGTCACCATCTAATAAATTTAATTCAGATGCTGTAGATGTAACTCCATCTAATATGTTTAACTCTGCTGCTGTAGATGTAACACCATCTAATATGTTTAATTCTGCTGTCGTTGAAGTTACACCGTCTAATATGTTTAACTCTGCTGCTGTAGATGTAACACCATCTAAGATGTTTAACTCTGCTGCTGTTGAAGTTACACCGTCTAATATGTTTAACTCTGCTGCAGTTGAAGTTACATTAGTTCCACCAATATCTAGTGTAGTCATGGATACTTCACCAGCAACTGTTAATACACCACTTGCAAGTGTTAATAAATCTGTATCTGAAGTATGACCTATAGTTGCACCATTAATATTTATATTATCGATAACAGCTTGTGTAATTGCACTGTTTGTACCAAGAGTTGCACCATCAATAGAACCACCATCTATATTAGCAGTATCTGCAGCTAATGCATCTGTAGTAACTGTGCCATCAAAAAATGCATCTTTAAATTCTAAACTAGATGTTCCTAAATCAACATCATTATCTGTTACAGGTGCTAAAGCACCATCGACTAATTTAATTTGATCTGCACCAGAAGCTCTAAATAAAATATTATTATCTGTTGCAAAATCTATATCATTATCTGCATCTCTTCCGACAACTAAGCTTGTATTTAAAATAGAGGTTATAGATGTTACTGCACCACCAGTTAAAACAGCTGTGCCACCAACAGTAACAGCATCTGCTTCTAAAGTTCCATCAAAAAATCCATCTTTAAATTGTGCTGAAGAACTACCTAAATCTATATTATCATCAGTGCTAGGTAATATAGCACCATCTGTAATTTTTAATTGAGCTTCTCCTGCTGCAGTGAATAAAATTTCATCATCTGTATTTGCGCCTATATGTGTATCTGCATCAGCATCTAATATAATTGCACCAGCTGTTCCGTTAACATCAACTTTATTATCTTTAATTAAAACACTATCAATCGTTACACCAGATCCAGATGTTGTTTCTGCAATTGTATTTGTTGCAATTGTACTTCCCGATAAAGCTGTAAATGTGTTTGCTGTGAATTGAAAATCATCTGCTCCAGCTATAGCAATATCTATTTGATCATCTGTGTCTGCTGTAATATTTGTATCTTGATCAGCATCTAAAATTAATGTCTCACCATTTAAATCGTAAGATCCAACATTACCTGTTGCAGTGTCTACAATATTTGTTCCATCAGAAAATAGTAATCTTGTTCCTTTATCAGATGCACCAAAAGTTATACCAGTTCCTGATGCAGTTTTAAATTGAACAGTAAAAGATCCTGATGTTCCATTTACCACAATATAAACTTTTTCAATTGAATCCGGTACAGTTACAATTTGATTACCTGTAATAGTTCCAGTTAATTTTATAACTGCATGTCTTGCAACAGATGTTGACTCAGTCGTATCACCATCTGTAATTGATAAAGTTGTTGTTTGTGCACCACCAGCAATAGATTTTTCTACATAACCAGCGATTGCTTTTTCTACTATTTGTAAATTGGTATTAGTTTTTGTACCCCATGTACCGGCATTTTCGCCGGTTGCCATTAGTTCTATACCTAGATCTGAAAATGTTGATGCCATAATTTAATCCTTAAGGTGTTGGTGAGCTGACTGGGATTCTGACTGTGCCATCTGTATAGTCATCTCTTCGTCTTCTACCTATTTGTTCTCCTCCAAATCTTTGTACTTCTCTTTGATATTTTTGTTCGTATAATTGCAGCATGTCAGCTGGACCTTTTAAGAAACCATAGGTTTCTGCTAGGCAACAATATAGCAGACCATTTGGAAAATTCATACTAATATAATTAGTGTCATCATTTTCTAATAACGCTGGCGCTGCATTGTAGTGTATTTTGTATGCAAATGTTGCACTTGGTGTTGGTGATACAATAATAGATCCAGAGTTTGATGAGCTTTCTCCAGTTGCTCCTGTATCTAACATTGCATAATATTTTGGTGTTCCAGTAGATGTTGT